GTCCATCAAGGCCCGTAATTCATCTTCAACGGATCAGAAAGTCCAATGAAGATGTTGGACCTTATTAAATAACGGGTGCATCTGAGTTGGGTCATGAGATTCCCTTACCAGTACCGAATGAGAGATAGGTATCCCCCGTCGGGCGAACTGCTTCTTGAGATCCGTGAATACACCTTCGGGTGCCTCCATGGTTTTCATGAAGAACATCGTCTGGCGTTCCTTGGTCCTGATTAAGTGTTCAATCCGAATACTCAACCAGGTTCGTTTGGCGTCCTCAATGTTTGAGATTGGCACGAAGGTAAAACCCGTTAAGTTGGGCGTCTTCGGCATTCTCTTACTTTTGAAGTATCGTTCTAAGATCTTCGGATCTCAGGGCTCTACTCCAGAAGCTCATTGTGGAGCCGTCATTACAAGGGTAACATAGTGCGGAATTGCACCGTACATACTGTTACAAATATGGGTCTCTTGTCTAGGGGTTAGACCCCTTCCAAGCGCTCTAAGCTTCTTAATTAACGTTGGGAACATGAAGATGTCCCTAACCGCTTCATTAAGAAGCTTAACAGGTATTGGAGACATATCAACGCCGTTTAGTAGGATTCGCTTAGCGAATTCTGCTATTCGGTTTTGATCTGAATCTTTGGTTATAAAAGACTTTGGAATGGAGATATCCACTCCAATTTCTTTCATAATCTTTAAATACCTGTTTGCGACTTGCGTATTCGCAATGACGACGTCATCGCCGATCATGTAGTAATCTCTGAAAGCTGGGAAGCCTTCTTTGAAAGCTGCATACTCGACAATAGCGTGGTGGGTTAAACTGAAAACAGCTCATGAGCTTAACAAGCCCATGGGTTGTCCACAGGAGTACCTCACCTTATCATTGTGATTTACGACGAAATCACGCTTGGTCATCAGATTTCTTCAAGCCACGGCTGACCTTGGTCCAATTGACGCTGCTAATAGATCTTCCTGTAGAGATACAGGGAATCTATCAGTAGCGCTTGAAAGATCAAGTGAGAAGAGGGGCTTTGAGTACTGACCAGTGTCCAAGAGTAATTTCTTGACCACTAGGTCGTGCCCAAAAGTTCCATCAGTCTCACTTAATTGTTTCAAACACTCCATAGCCCACTTATGTAGGCTATAGAGCGACAATTGAGTCCAATAATCTGCTATTGCTATAACTCTGGTCTTTCCTCCCCCTTCACTAAGGAAACTTAGTTTAGAGGAACGAAGATCATGTTTTAGCAATGTTGATGCATCTGTGTCTACTAAGTTCT